TAGGACCCGTTTAATTACGGTGGTGTAGGTCTTGCCGCTACCTTTCGGATATTATGGAGTCGTGCCCGGAATGTATTTGGAAAAAGCGGCTCTTGCTTTCTGTAAATCTTCGTGTATAATAGTAAAACTTACTTAGGAGAATTACATGTCAGATCGCGTATTTACAGCCGACCAAACAAACAAACTTACTCAAATCATCAATGAAGGTATGCAAGTTACTATGGAGATTGAAACTCTTCAAGGTGGCTTAAATGATACCATTAAAGCAGTTGCAGAAGAATTAGAAATTAAACCTGGCATTCTTAAAAAAGCCATCAAACTAGCGCACAAATCTGAATTTGGTCGCGAGCAACAAGATCACGAATTACTTGAACAAATTTTAACTCAAGTTGGCAAAACATTATAAGTACTATAGTCGGCAACGAGAGTCGTTCACTCAACGAACATGAAACACGGCTAGTGGGCCATAGACCACAAAGGAATAGATGAGTTATATTGACGCACTTTATGATCGTGAACACGATCGCATTTATGTTGTAGAACGGATCAACGGCGAACGGGTATACAAAGAGTATCCAGCTAGCTATGTATTTTATTATGACGATCCTCGTGGCAAATTCCAAAGTATATATGGTACTCCAGTTAGTCGTTTCACTGCTCGTAGTTCTAAAGAGTTCCGCAAAGAGCAGGCCATACAGCGAGGCAAACAGTTGTATGAATCAGATATCAATCCAGTCTTTCGCTGCCTAGAAGATAACTATAAAAATAAAGATGCTCCAGAACTACACACAGCATTTTTTGATATCGAAGTAGACTTCCATCAAGAAAAAGGATTCTCGCCAACTACAGATCCGTTTAATGCTGTCACGGCTATATCTGTTTACTTACAATGGATTGATCAGTTGGTTACTTTGGCTGTACCGCCCAAACACATGAGTTTAGAATCAGCCAACGACATTGCCAAGAACTTTGATAACTGTGTTATATTTGCCAAGGAAGAGGATATGTTTAAAACATTCCTTGACTTAATTGAAGATGCAGATGTGTTATCGGGTTGGAACTCAGAGGGCTATGATATACCATACACGATAAATCGTATTACCCGTGTTTTAAGCAAAGATGATACTCGTAGATTTTGTTTGTGGAATCAATTTCCTAAAGAGCGTATGTTTGAACGCTTTGGTGCCGAATCACAAACATATGATTTAGCCGGACGAGTACATATGGACTATATGCAACTTTATCGCAAGTACACATATGAAGAGCGTCATAGTTATAGCCTGGATGCTATTGCCGAATATGAACTAGGTGATACCAAGACACAGTACGAAGGCACATTGGATCAATTGTATAATCAAGACTTTAAAAAGTTCTTAGAATACAATAGACAGGATACATTACTACTAGACAAGTTGGATAAAAAGTTACGCTTCTTGGATCTAGCCAACGAACTGGCTCATGCCAACACAGTATTGTTAGCGACCACAATGGGTGCTGTGGCTGTGACCGAACAAGCTATTATCAATGAAGCTCATGAGCGTGGACTTGTAGTGCCAAATCGTAAGCAAAGATTAACTGATGAAGATACTGCGGCCGCAGGTGCGTATGTTGCTTATCCTAAAAAAGGCGTACATGCATGGGTCGGCGCAGTTGATATCAACTCCTTGTATCCGTCGGCTATTCGTGCGCTTAACATGGGAATGGAAACAGTAGTAGGACAATTACGCCCTATCATGACTGACCATTATATCTATGACTTAGTTGACAACAAAAAGAAATCATTTGCAGCAGCGTGGGAAAATATCTTTGGCACACTAGAATACACAGCCGTTATGGAACAACAGCGTGGTACTGAAATTACCATCGACTGGCAAGATGGCGACACCAGTGTACATAGTGCCAGCGAAGTTTGGGAAATGATTTTTAACAGTAATCAACCTTGGATGTTAACTGCTAACGGAACTATTGTAAGTTATGAACGCAAAGGTGTTGTGCCTGGATTGCTAGAGCGTTGGTATGCCGAGCGTAAAGAACTACAGGCTAACTTAAAGAAAGCAACTGATCCAAAAGAACAGGCATTCTGGGACAAGCGTCAGTTGGTTAAGAAGATTAACTTAAATTCATTGTATGGTGCAATTTTAAATCCACATTGTCGCTTCTTTGACAAGCGCATTGGACAGTCAACTACTTTAACAGGTCGTGCGATTGCTCGTCACATGGCAGGACATATTAATGAATTGGTTACTGGCATCAAAGACCATGTAGGCGAAGCCATCATTTACGGCGATACTGATAGTTGTTACTTTACTGCTTGGCCTGTACTAAAACATGAAGTAGCCAAGGGTAACATGGAATGGAGTAAAGAAACTTGTATTCAACTATACGATAGTATTGCAGATCAAGTTAATGAATCATTTCCAGCATTCATGGAACAAGCATTTCACTGTCCAAGAGAAGCCGGCGAATTAATCAAAGCTGGTCGCGAACTTGTTGCGTCCAATAGTTTGTTTATTACTAAGAAGCGTTATGCTGTATTAATCTACGACAAAGAAGGCAAGCGTAAAGATGTAGATGGCAAGCCTGGCGAAATCAAAGCCATGGGTCTAGATCTAAAGCGCAGTGACACACCTAAAGTTATTCAAGAGTTCTTGTACGAGATTCTACAAAAAGTATTAACTGGCACTGAGCGTGAAGAAATTATTGAGCGTATTCGCGAGTTCAAGTATGAATTTGCTGGTCGACCAGCTTGGGAAAAAGGCTCGCCAAAGCGTGTAAACAACTTGACCAAGTATGGCGCCGCAGAAGAAAAAGAAGGTCGTGCCAATATGCCAGGACATGTCCGTGCGGCACTTAACTGGAATAATCTGCGTAGAATGAATAGCGACAATTATTCTATTGCAGTTATTGATGGTATGAAAACTATTGTATGCAAGTTAAAACCTAATCCACTTGGGTGGACAAGTATTGGTTATCCAACAGATGAGCAACGATTACCTAAATGGTTTACCGATTTGCCATTTGATGATGGAGCCATGGAAGCAACCGTAGTAGACCAAAAACTTGACAATTTATTGGGCGTATTAGATTGGGACCTAGCCAGTGCTACTAATACCGAAAATACTTTTCAATCTTTATTCGAATTTTAATTACCAAACTAGTTGCAAAATCTAAATAAACATAGTATAATCACACATAAGGAGAATTAAACATGAGAGATCATTTAAAAGACTTAGTATCACACACTTTTGATTTAGGCTGTATTGACCTAGTCAAGATCACTGGTGATGACAAAGAAACAACCATTAGTGGCCTAGCTGAAGATCGTAGCGTGGTAGTCAACGGAACTTTTGCTAACCCAGTAGCAGACTTTGTTGGCACATTTGGTATGCCAAATTTAAGTAAACTTAAAATCTTGTTAAACTTAGAAGCATACAAAGAAGATGCTAAATTGGCTATTAACCGCACAGCTACAGGTGCTCCAGATCAACTTAACTTTGAAAACAAAACAGGCGACTTTAAAAATTCATATCGCTTTATGGCTAGTGAAATTGTCAACGAAAAACTCAAGACTGTCAAGTTCAAAGGCGCTAACTGGGGTATTGAATTTGAGCCAACTGCAGCCGCTATTCAGCGTTTAAAAATGCAGGCCGCTGCCAATGCTGAAGAAGTTAACTTCCAAGCTAAAACAGAAAATGGTGACCTTAAGTTCTACTTCGGTGATCATTCAACACATGCTGGTAACTTTGTATTCCAACCAGGCGTAACCGGTACACTTAAACGTGCATGGTCATGGCCAATTAAAACTGTAATCGGTATTCTTGATTTGTATGGCGATAAAGTAATGAAGATCAGTGATGATGGTGCCGCACAGATTACTGTTGATTCTGGACTTGCTGTTTATAACTTTATTTTACCAGCACAATCTAAATAATAGATGACCCAAGATAACTTAACAGCTAAACAGCTTGGTAAAAACGGTCTCAGCGACATAGCCGTATTCCTTCCAGCTATCAGTGGATTTTATTCTACTTTTGTCGGTAAACAGCGTGATCCGGTGAATGGCCCGTATGTAGACCCTGCTCGCATGCCTGCAGGTCTTAAAGATATGGAGATGATGAACTGGCTGAATCCGCAGCAAGGCTTGTTTCCATACCGGTGGAGTCTATGCTCCGGAGGGCATGCTAACTTGGATCTTAATAAACAAGACTGGTCCGAGGACATGGTCCGTAATCGTGATCCTGGTTCGTTTATGCTAGGTGACTCGGGCGGATTCCAGATTGCCAAGGGTTTATGGGAAGGTGACTGGAAAGCTGGATCAGGTTGCCCTAAAGCACAAAAGAAGCGTGATGCTGTGCTCAAGTGGATGGATGGTATAGCCGACTATGGTATGATCCTTGATATCCCAACCTGGGTTATACATGATAAGAAAGCTAGCAAGGCCTGCGGCATTGCCACATACCAAGAAGCTGTTGATGCGACCAAGTTCAACAATGACTATTTTATGAAACACCGCAAAGGTGTTAAGAATGGTGGCGCTAAATTCTTAAATGTTTTGCAAGGTAGTAATCACGCAGAAGCAGACAAGTGGTACGATTTGATGAAAGACTACTGTGATCCTGTAAAGTATCCTGACACACACTTCAATGGCTGGAGTATGGGCGGTCAGAACATGTGCGACATACACTTGGTTCTTAAACGCTTGGTAGCATTGCGACATGATAATTTGTTACAAGAAGGCGTTCACGATTGGATGCACTTCTTGGGTACAAGTAAACTAGAGTGGGCAGTGTTACTTACTGACATCCAAAGAGCTGTGCGTAAGTATGTTAATTCTGCATTTACAATCTCATTTGATTGTGCCAGCCCATTCCTTGCTACCGCTAATGGACAAGTATATCATCATATTGATCTTCCACACAACGACAAGTGGTGCTATCGCATGAGTCCTATTGTTGATGACAAGAAGTATAGTACGGATACAAGGCCATATGGGCCAACTGTGGTCCAAGAAGGATTTGTGCCACACTTTGACGAAAGTCCAATCAGCCTACAGTTACAAATGAAAGACATTTGTTATTATGCTCCTGGTATGCTAAACAAAATCGGCAAAGAAGGCAAGACATCGTGGGATTCGTTCAGCTATGCATTGTTGATGGGTCATAATGTTTGGATGCATATAGAATCGGTACAACGAGCTAATCGTGCGTACGATAATGGATCATGGCCTGCTATGATGTGGAATCAAAATGGCGACCATGCTAGGTTCAAAGATATCGTAGACGCTATTTTTGCCACTCCGGATCGTGCGGAAGCAGAAGCTATTATCGAACATTACGATCGCTATTGGATGGACATTGTTGGTACTCGTGGGTTCAAAGGCAAAAAAACTAAAAATGCTAGAGCACAGTTCAATGTCTTGTTTGATGTTGAAGAAACTGATGATGGTGTTGCAGGTGACGAAATTGAATTAGATCAAAATAAGCTAGACGCTTTGGAGGCATAATGACCGACCATTTATCAAATCGATTGGTTCATTTAGAAAATGAACATGCTCAAATTAACAAACGGATCGACGGTATGGAAAGTACTGGTGTATTCGAAGACGCAACTTTAGAAGTTTTGAAGAAACAAAGGTTGCATTTAAAAGACGAAATTGTTAAAATTAAACTTAACCTTGCATACGAAACCGGTAACAACGAAAGCGATTAATGAAAAGAGAAGGTCACGAACAAGTTAGTTTCTTCATCGGCACAGAAGTAGAACATACTCCTGCATTTGGATTGCGTACACTATTTGTAGTAGGCGTACAAGATCCTCAAATTGTATTGCAAGAATTTGATAATAATGATTGTGAGCATATCTATTTTGGTGCCAATCAAAGTTTTCCAGCATTAGAGATTGATGATGGCGATGGATGGCGTGATTGGGAATGGATGGTGCGTGTTTGTTTAGAAAAACTTCCTAATTACTGTACACTTGACTTAGATATTAATCAAGCAGAAGGACTGCTTGAATCCGCATTGGTAGAGTTCGATAACTTTATTCCAATGATTTCCGTTAAATTGCCTTACATTAAACAATTTGGATACAATGCTACTCTTAAAATTGATGACAAAGACTTTGCAGCGACAAACCCGGGTGTATGGTGCCACTCGCTACACGACTTACAAAAGCGTGAGGTGTTTACTAACTGGTCTAAATATACCAAGGACGAGGTAATCAAATGATTAGATGGATATGGGCAAAAATAGTTGCCTGGGGTTGGGACTTTAGTTATGAATTAAGTGATCCGCGGCAAAGAGGTCAAGATAGACTTATTAGTATTAGTGATGAAGAGGAATCTGGAATTGATTTACCAGATCCTATTAGATTTAAAGTCCAGCAGGTATCTGGCGGTACAGTAGTGGAGACCAAGTGGTACGACTATAAAAAAGATGAGAATCGTATCAAGCTACACATTGTTACACCAGATGAAAATTTAGCAGAATCTATTGGTAAAATTGTAACTATGGAGTTATTACAAAAATGAGTGATCA